GCTGCTCCGGCAACGGTTTCTGCATCAACTTTAGCAGCGGCAACGCGCATAACAGTATTATCCTCAGACATAATAATAATAAATGAAAGATAATATAATAATAATATAATAATGAATTGAAAGCGGGGTTATTTATTTATGCGATAAATCGCTTTATAGCTTCGATGACGTCGATTTTCCTTATGAATTTTAGAGCTTCCGCTCATGGAAAAATGATTATAGAACATCGGCGACTACCGCACGGTAGCCAGCCGATGAATAAAACGGGTGTGTCAGATATTTGTGGACATCCAATGTTCTTAAAACCCATTTACCATGAACTTTCGGTGCATAATCAGGATCGAATGTACAACGTTTGAGGAATCCGGCGAGCAATTTAACTTGATCCGCACTAACACGTATGCCTCTCTCACCGTAATACATCGCGGCATATTCGGCCCCACACATTGCCTGACGATCGTCCTGAATGACTGCCAAACAATCGGCAATGGAGAGTTTCACTTCATCCCAATCCTGATCACAATGATACAATTTCGATACAACTCTGCTAACCCTCCTTATAACATCGGGGTAAAATCCGAAAGGGGTAACAATATTGGCAATGTACTCTAATGTCTTTTGTGTTTCCATCTTGACCTTAAAACCGCATGCTGATGTAACAGTTTGTGAATCAATTTTATTTTCCTTAACATGTTGACAGGTGAGAAATGAATCATCACCTTTGAATGAGGCAAAGAATATGTGACCGAGATCATAACAAGCACCAATTAACCCCATATTGAATATGGTATTACCATCGAGGGTGAACGGTTGACCAGAATGTTGCTTAAACACACCACCCAATATGCAATAAAAGGATTCGTTAACCGTTTTCCCAGACATATACAGTGACCAACTATTGCGCATCGACAAGTAACCGTCTATGACCTTTTGGTTAAAACCATAAGATCTGAGCAACAATGCGCTGGAGTATATGCCTTTCGCTTCCTGCGATGAATCAAATTCAGTGATGTCGGCGGCCACAGATTTGTTGGCATTATTGAAAATGACGTCATTGAATTTCATAAACTCCTTACCTATATCCTCATCTGACACACCATATGCTATGATCACGTTGGGTGCAACAAGATCCTTAAATTTTTCGGCGGCCGCACGAGTCATCCCTGAGAACACAACATTCATCATTTTCGACCATGCAGATATGCCTTGCCCGGCCTTATCTTTGGTGTCGTAATTGGCACCTCTGATTTCCTTAGGTTGTGCTTTCATGTGGAAGCTAATCAATCTATTCTTTGCATCGGTCCACTCGCGCTCCAGTTCATCACATTTCTTGGCGACCAACGCATCACCGGGTTTACTCAATGACTCATGTCTCGCAGTTTGTAACTCCAGTTTAATGAGGTCTGTCTCCAGCTCTTCCATACGTATCTCGAGATCTGACATTTGTTGTTCGTACTCCTTGCTTGTTCTGCGAGCCGTGACATCTTGTGTATACAGGACATCATCGAAGATCAATCTTATCCTTTCGCGCATTGTCACATCTTGTAGTTTCTTATCTAAAGCAAGAAATTTTGCGAGTCGCATGCTCATGTGGTCAGCAACTTCGTTAACACCATTGTTAAATTTCTCTTGCAATGCCATTATATAGTCACAAGTATGAAACCAAATCTCTTCACTCGTAATCTTATTGTTTTTAATGTGCGTGCGCCAGTCTTTGCGAAGGAATTTCTCAAAACCTGCCGAAAATCGATCAACCATACCCGAAGGCGTATGCTTTGTTTTCTTCGCATACCTTGCTAACAATGTCTGTGTTGCCTTGAGGTTGTCCTTACCGTGGTAGATTCTATTATAATTAAACATACCGTGTCTTTTAGCTGTGACCTCAACATCTTTTGCGTCAGTAATATTCGTTGAGACTTTGAATCTTTTACCGTCAAGGTTTTCGTTTATGATGCCTAGTTTATAATCTAGAACGTTGCTCGTTGTTGTGTTCGCCGGAACGAACACTTGATCCAAAATCTCTGTAACCGCACTGAGATCAATCTTTGTAGTGTCTATACTCCGTATGGGCTCTTTAGGCTGGTTTTCCACCTTAACTGGTTTTGACGTAACCTGCACTGCTGCATGCGGTGTGATATCATGCGCTAGCAATGCACGCTCCATAGGTGTGCCCTCAATGGTGAAATATTGCTCAATTTGTGACTCACTACCGTAAAGCACTAGTTGCGTTGATGTTCTAGTGGCTGCTGTAAACACAAAACGTTGCTTATCACCCATTATCTTATCAATATCAGGTACATATAAATTAACATAATCTAAAGTGCGACCAGCTGATTCATTAACCGTCATGATTTTCGCGCGGCTACCTTTGCACAGCTTTCCAGATATATAATTCTTCATGTCTTGTGTATGTGTGAGTATATAACCCTCCATAACTTTGAGAATGTCATCAGCAGGTTTGCTCACCACCTCTTTATTAGCGCGACTCTTGGTTGTCAATTTGCCTTCCGGAACCATATATTGTACCAAGTCTAGAACTGGTCTAGGAACACGGTAGGTCACCGTATCATAGCTCTTACCCTTATGATACGCAAGATTGATCTCTGGTGCATTAAAACCATAGTCACGATTAATGATCTGCTTAGGGTCGCCCAACCCCACTATCTCACAATCATCACTCAAAAAATGTTTGTAGACATTGATTATATAAGGATTGTATGCAAATATCTCATCCAGGAAGACATGTTTCAACTCCTTGCCACGCTTGTATAACTCGAGCAAAGCGGTAATATAAGTAACGGATATACCTGAAACACAATCATTGTGTGATTGAGACACCAGTTTGTACGGTGCAATGATGAGTGTGCATCTGCTGCAGCCCTGTTTCAAAGCAGTCGTGGATTTCCTACTGCCGCCTATACCGCTCCTAACTTCTATTGATGTGGTCTTGCCTTCAATAGATTTAATCTTATTGACATCATAGCCAAGTTGCTTGAACTTTGGTAGAACAAGATCATCGTTGCAGAGATCGTTGAGCATATCTTTATACTGCAATCCATCATGCCGCCACGAATACGTCGCATTGCATTCATACTTATAGTCGCATGTACATTTGACCCCGTCATTAATTGTCTGATACTCTAATTGTTCTACATCTCTTTCCATCGCTATCAAGTCGAGGTCTACACCTTGAGCTACCATGGGCACATCCACACTATACATACACACATACATTTCTGATGAGACTGGATATGACCAGTCATTGAAATATAGCCTACTACACATATTGCCAAAGGATGATAGCAAGTTGCTCATTGAAACTTTATTGTACAACTCATACTTGAATGTAAACATACAACGTCTAACGTGTAATATCTCATGCATTATATTATACCATTGTTTCCCAGTTTGATAATCAAGGAAGAGATCAAGTAAGAAGTGATATTTACGTTTGGG